GAAAGAAAGACAGGGGGGGTGAACGTCCGTGCTAAAAAAACCCCCTGTGAGCGTGACCCCTTCTTACTATTACAGTCCCGACATGCACTGATTAAGTTCTCTGGATTCATAGCTTGATCTGGGTGCTTACGGATAGGTAAGATGTGATCGACAGTAGTGGCATCCTGTCCACAATAGCCACACACGTGCCCATCCCTAGCCAGTATGCGAAGACGCAATGCTCTCCACTTACGGCTATCTCTTGGGTCTAATGCCAATTGTATTTTCTCCAGTGATCTAAGGCTATGCATGGTTCACCATATCTGTTGCCTATGTAGTCTAAGCCCCATCGTACCTGAGAGTAACCATCCTGTGTACGTAGCCACTCACTTCTACCTTGTGGTATTCCATAGTGTGATCCATTAGCAGCTTTAGGATTCCATGCTGATTCTTTACCATAAAGTATAGATAGACATTTATATTCTTTAAGGTTATAACCTAATGCATAATAAGCATATTCTTTATAACTAACATATTGCTTTGGGATAGATCCACCTGCTTGAGGAATAAAGCATAGAGATCCCACTAATGCTATTAGCACCCCGCGACCTACCCGCTTCAGCGGGTCGCGGTGAGCCCTTGATGGGCTCTGCGTCTTTAGCATACTGACCTTGTCAAATACCATGTGTAATCTTGGGCGTGTCTTCACTTTTGTACCCCCTGTGGATAACTTCTGTGGATAACTATTTATCTGTAGAATAGAACCCTTTGCCCTTAAATACAGCTGGGATAATCCCAATAACTTTAACCATTGGTGCATTGCAATAAGTGCATGGGATCATAGGTCTATCGTGCCATCCATGTGTGATTTCTTGACTAAGATTGCAGTCTGGGCATCGGTAGTCGTAGGCTGGCAAGTGAAGCACCTCTTTATCTTGTAAGACCCACAAGCTAAGCAGCGGTCAATGTCTGCATCTGTGGGTTCGCTAGTTAGATGACCATATTGAAGTAGAAGTAGTGGCAAGAGATCAGCTAGTCGGATGATGGCGCAATACTCGGCAGCATCTTCTCCTTGTCCATTTAGCCGTATGACCCCGAAACCCAATTCCCCCGAAGAAGATGTCCGAGCCTTTAATTGCTTCAGATACGCTAGAGGTTGAAAGCCTGCCCTGGCTTTTACTTCAACATCAAACGGAACATTCACAATATCCTTGCCACTACCCCTTCCCACACACGCGCCCTGCCACCAAGTCGATAGGTACTCAGCTACTACGCGCTCTGTGCGGAAACCTCTGTGCTTCCTTGCTTGACTAGCCATTCATAGATCCCAATAGGTAGCCCAGCCATACTGAACAGATAACTATTACAACTATTGCAGCTGTAATTAGATTATCCATTGACTGTCTTACACTTCCTGCATTGCCATGTACCGACAATAGGCTGATTGTCCTTGAACTTAATCTCAGCAACAATGTCGTGAGCTTCTGTTGGCTCATTGCATAACTGGCAGTTGATCGTGTCAAACATTGGAACATCTTCAATGTTAGTCCACTCACCAGTTGTTTCGTTGAAGTATTCTAAGTGACCCATTAGCCTCTCGCCTTCTGTGGTTGCCATTTACCATCGCTACCTATGACATACCAGATAGCAGGGCATTTGCCCTCAAAGCCTGCATGACCTAGTGCTGTGCATTGGTAAGCAGCCCAGTCCTTGCCAGTCTTTGCACTGTGACCAGTTTTCCATACCATGTGTCCATGCTTGCAAGTTGGTGCTTCTTGTGCTTCACCTGTCCCGATGATCGCAGCTACAGTCTCCATAGAATTCTCTAAAGTCTGTGGTGCATCGACTACCTTCATGTATTCATTGACTGGAGTAGTCCAATAGTCTTGCTGATCTGGTACGACATCCTGTACCGCTGGCTTTACTACTTTTGTAGCAACAACCTTAGTCATTTCTTCTCGGCTAGGGCGTTTTCCCTTAGCCGCATAACCTGCATTTGCAAGAGCTCTGCCGATAGCCGAAGTCTCACAATTCTCCAGTGCTGAAGTCGAATTAACGCCTCGATCAGTAATCTTCTCTTCAGCGTATCCTGTTGTCCATGCAACGCTATCGCTCGCAGTCTTAAATAGATAAGCCTTGACAATGTATCTATCTTTCTCGCAAAGCTCCATCTCAGTTGAAATGCGGAAATCTGCATAGTCCTTAATAAACTTCTCAAGTCTCACCTCTACTGTTTCATAATCGGCTAAGTTAAACATATAGGTCGTTCTCCTCTGTTGCTAGTTGCCCACCTAGACCAGCGTAGGATGCCATGTCGATCCAGTTGTCAATGTGCTGGGCTGACTGATTAGTTCTTGCAAGTTTAACCAAGACCATGATCCCTGCCACTTGATAGTCGTGTATCGGTGTCTGTAGGTATGCACTGAGGAGCATTGCTGTGTGCTGCAAGTTATCCGCAGGGTGACCATATGATAAGCCACGATCACGGATCGCGTCGGTGGCTGATAGTAAGATTTCATTGGCTTTCATTCTTCCCAGAATTCCTGTCGGCTTAGTGCCCGACCTCTGTGCCAGCCTTCTCGAAGACCGCGTTCATGCCCTGTTCTATAAGCATCTATTGCTATCAGTGTCATAGAGAATATTAACCCTATAAAACAGATAAGCAATGCTTTTTCTATATTTGTCATTGTGTACCTATCTGTAGCCAGTGCCCTTGACTGGCTTACGATATTAGTGTGACATACCGACAAGCACTAGCTGCGTTGATTTGTATAACAAAACGATAACAATTCTCCAGCATCCACTGCATCATCTAGCGTGGTGCGGATGTCAGGCGTAAAGTCGTCCATAAAGGGTAAATGACCCATCCTTGTTTATAGGCACAAGCATTGGGCTAACACGATCTCCATGCGTTTCTATGACTGCCACGCTCATTTGCCAATTAGCACTGCCAGCCTTCAGATAAGAGGCTTTGCGCTTGTCCATGACATTCCCAGCCTCTAAGCCCCACAAAGTCCTGTATGAGGCTCCTATGCCCTCTGTAAAGGCACTAATGCCTGCTCTGTGGGTGTGTCCACAGACTACAGACTTGCCGAACTTACGCGCTAAACCGAGAGCTGTAAGTCCAGCATTGGTGTTCATAGATCCTTCATCACCATGTACTAAGACCCAGCCTTTGTGGAACTCAAATGGCTTTTTATGGAATCGGATGCCGAGTCCTGCAAAGTCCATAAACTTGGAGTATTCAAGTTCTGGGAGTCCAATGAGGCTAGGAGCGCGTAATAGCGTGTGGTAGAGCCTGTCTGTGTGATTACTTCGAGTGACATCTGTTGTGCCAAGTTCATAGAGAATATCCTGAGCAAGGCTTCTGTCAGCATCGAGCGTTCCTTCCCATTCTAATTTAGTGCCCTGTGCCCACTTGCTTTGAGACTGCATATCTAGCTCATCGCCTGTGTTTAATACGAGGTCAAACTTCTCACGCTTTACTAACTTGATTAGATTCTTAACGGCTTGCTCATGGTGATAGGGAATCTGTAGATCCGATATGACCAGATAGCGTTTTTTAATCATCGTCCTCATCTTCGTAATCGCCGAACTTCTCTGGTTCGACTGGATTAGGCAAGATCCAACGCGGGTAAGCCATTGGTTCTATGATGATTGCTAGGGATAATTCAACGTCAAAACCTGCTCTGCGTAGTGCTCTATACATTTCTTGTAGGCTAATAGCCCAGGCATCTAACGCTGTGTAGGTATCTAAATCAATAACCTTTTTTCTTGCCATAGCAAAATTATCGCTCTAAGAGGATTAAAAGGATTTCATCGACACGACTATTTAGTCGTTTAATTTCAGCAAGTAAGTGATTGATAACAAAGCCACCGAGAGTGCCAATGATGCCAAGACTTGCTAAGTAGAGAGTAAAGAAGTCTGACTGTGTCACTTTTTAGGGCTCGCGTAGCCAAATACTCCAGCCACAACTGCGCCTAGAATCTGTCGATAGTCTAAAGAGAAGTTAGATGTCGTTCCCCATACTGCTAGGAACGCTCCGACTGCGATTACTACTGGATGCTTTATGTTCATTATTCTCCGCCTAACATAGGTACTTGAAAAAAAGCCCCATCATCGTCAGCTTCTTTCGCAAACGAGATGTGACAGTGGTGTGTGTGTTTATTAGCCCCTGTGTACTCTCGCCATGCCCAACGCTTTTTGCTTGAGGCAATACGACCATCAAAGATAATGTAGGTAATTCTGCGTTCTTTTTTAGACTTGCATAAGAGACGAATCTGATCTGCAATATCTGGCATGAGATCTGGCTTGGACTTACCACTGACATTACGATCAACATCGATGGCACGAACCCAGCCATTAACATCGGGATTATGATCGCTAGGGCGAGCTGCGTGTCGGGTATCACCGATCCAGCCATCCGATGTGCGGTCACG